GTTTATTTGAAAACAGAACACCAGAGCCTATTGAAATGTCTAAGTATGACGACAGAGATAGAAGACCAATAAGTGATTTTGATTTTGGTGATTACTTTGGAACAGATATTGGAATAAGAACACTTAGCGAATTATTCCCAACACAAGACAACACTTATTCATCTGGTTTAAATTATGCCAGATCAATCGCAGATGGTTCTAACGTAGACAATATGATTAGCCAAGGTCAAAGCTATTCATCACAAATGCCTCAAGGCTACACACAACAACAAGTTGGTAAAAGTGGCTATCAAGGTTTTGATTATTCTGGACTACAAAGACTAATAGACAACATAGGTTAATATGCCCTCACAAGAAGATATCTTAAGTTCAAACGAAGCAGAGTTAATTCTAAACTCAGAAACATTCAAACACGCTGTAAACAATCTTAAAGATGACTACATAAATTTATGGTTATTGTCTAAAGACAGTGATATAAATAAAAGAGAAAATTTACACAAAGCAATCAAACTTTTACCCGAAATAGAAAAACATTTAAGAATAATAGTAGAGAAGGGTAAGATCACAAAGTCACAACTAGGAAGATTGCATAAAGTTGTGTAAAATTTAATTTAGTATTGTTAAAATACTACTTTACATTTTTAAGGAATGAATATGACCAACAACGCAAAGCCGATTGGTTTACAAACAAATTTAGAACAGACAGAACAATCTTTCGAAAGTTTTTTGACTCCATCGGAACAACCAGAAAACGAACTAGAACAACCATCAGAAGAATTAGTCAACGAAGACGAAGTCATTGAAGATGATGAAATCATTGAAGAAGACGAAGACCTAGAAGACGACTTTGAAGAAGATGAAGACGAACCTCAAGAAGATCAAGTTGAAGTAGAGGAGTCCGAGCAACCACAGCTATATACTATTAAAGTAGATGGTGAAGATACCCAGGTCACGCTTGAAGAACTCCAAAGTGGATACAGTCGCCAAAGAGATTATACGAGAAAAACTCAAGAGTTAGCTGAACAGCGTAAAGCTATTGAAGCTCAACAAAAAGAGGTTTCTCAAAAAGATGCAATTTATTCGCAGTTGTTACCAAAACTGGAAGCGACTTTGAAAGGCGAGTTAGGAAACGAGCCAGATTGGAATGCACTTTATGATACTGATCCTATTGCCTATGTCCGTGAAAAAGACTTATGGAATGAGAAGAAGCAAAGGTTACAAGCCGCAGAAGCTGAAGCAACTAGACTCCAACAGGAACAAGCTGCTAAGCAACATGAAGAACTTGAAAAGTTCGTCAAGTACGGTAATGAACAATTGCTAACACAAATTCCAGAATGGCAAGACAACGAAATAGCAGTTAAAGAAAAAAATGCTATTCGGGATTATGGTGTTAATGTTTTAGGCTATTCATCTCAAGAGATGGACAGCGTTTACGACTACCGAGTTTTACTTGGTTTAAGAAACGCATGGTTACAACATAAGACACAACAAGCTACTAAAGTAAAGCCAACTGAAAAGAAAGCGGCAGCTCGAACCGCCCGACCTGGCACTTCAAATGTACCTAAAAGTTCAACACCAGCGAAAAGAGCGCATCAAAGGTTAGCTAAAACTGGCAAAGTCCAGGATGCGGCTAAATTATTTGAACAAATTATATAAACTTTTAAACATAGGAAAATATCATGGCACAAGTAACAAACGCATTTGATACATACGAGGCTAAGGGTAACAGAGAGCAGTTAAGTAATGTTATTTACAACATCTCTCCGCAAACTACTCCTTTTATGTCTTCAATCGGAAAAAATTCAATCAGCAACGTAGTTTTTGATTGGCAAACAGAAACATTACCAACAGCAACTGGAGCTGGTCAATTAGAGGGTTTTGAATTAGCAAGATCACAAACTGCACCAACTACAAGAGTTAGTAATGTGGCTCAAATCTCATCAAGAGACGCAACTGTGACTGGTTCACAACAAGCATCTGATCCTGCTGGTAAGAAGTCAGAAATGGCTCACCAACTAGCGATTATGTCTAAAGCTCTTAAGAGAGATATGGAAACAGCACTTTGTCAAAAAGGCGCTAAAACAACTGGTAATGCTACAACAGCAAGAGTAACTGGTGGTTTCGAATCTTGGATTACATCAAACGTATCAAGAGGAACTGGTGGTTCAGGAGCTGGTAACGGTGCTGCTCCAACTGATGGAACACAAAGAGCTTTAACAGAAACATTATTAAAGTCTGTATTACAAGACTGTTTTGCTAATGGCGGAGAGCCTTCAATGGCAATCTGTGGCCCAGTTAACAAGCAAAAAATATCTGGTTTCACAGGTAGAGCTTCAGCAAGACAAATGATTGATGCAAACACAGTAGAGGCTTCTGTTTCTATTTACGCATCAGACTTTGGTGAGTTGAAAATAGTACCGTCTAACTTCAGTAGAGAAAGATCACTTCTATTAGTTGATCCAGACTTCGCTAAAGTATCTTACTTAAGAGACTTTAAAACAGTTGATATCTCAACAGTTGGAGACGCACAAACTAAGATGATTTTATGTGAGTATGGATTAGAAATGAGCAACGAAGCTGCTCACGGTATAGTCGCAGACTTAACAACTTCATAAGTTAGTTAAACTTAGGGAAGGCTTCGGCCTTCCCACCCTTTATTAAATATGTCACAAAAACGTACAATCACCGACCACAAAACTGGTTACAAATCAGAGTTCATTACAGAGGATGACAAGTTTGTCTATCACACAACTCAAGATGTTGCTCCTGTCATTGACCACGTTAAGAAACTAAGAGACAATACACTTAAGCCTGGAAAAGATATGCGACACATAGCTGAAGTACCCATGGTAATTTGGCAAAAAGCATTACGAGAAGGTTGGTCACAGGATTCCGCAAAGTGGAAACAATGGCTAAACAATCCAGACAATAACGTCTTTAGAACTTGGCAAGGTAAAGTATGACATATGCAGAATTAAAAACAGCCATAGCTGGTTATCTAAACAGATCAGATTTAACATCTACCATAGATACATTTATTGATAATGTAGAGGCTGAACTTAACAGAAAGTTAAGAACAAAAGACATGATTGTAAGAGCTACCGCAGTAGCAGATGCTCAATACTTATCAGTACCAGATGATTGGCTAGAAGCAATAAATGTAGAAATAACATCAAATGATTTTAGTCCGTTATTTCAACAATCTATAGAATCTTTAGATATTTATAGAAAAGCAAATAACAACTTAACAGGTCAACCAGTATATTATGCAATGGTTGATGGTACTATGGAATTAGCACCAACTCCTGACGTTCCTTACACCCTACAGCTAACTTATTATGGTAAAATAAATGCACTGAGTGATACCAATGCAACTAACTTTGTATCAGTATCAAACCCAGATGTTTACTTGTATGGTGCATTGAAACACGCTTCTATCTACTTGATGGAAGACGACAGAATAGCAATGTTTACACAACAGTTTGAGAAAGCATTAGAAGAAATGAGACTTGCTCAAGAGAAGGCTGCATTTGGTAAAGGTTCTCTAATGATGAGAAGAAAGACTTACGGAACAAAACAAAAAAGAAATTACTACTACGGTAATTAAAGGAGAATACGATGGCAGGATTTAGTGATTATTTAGAAGACAAAGTTTTAGAGCATGTCTTTGGTGGCAATGCTTATACAGCACCCTCAACATTGTATGTTGCTTTATATACAGTAGCACCAACTGATACAGGCGGTGGAACTGAAGCAACAGGCGGAGGCTATGTAAGACGATCAAGTACATTCAATGTATCTGGTACTAACCCAACTACCGCAACCAACCCATCAGCTATTGAATATCCTACAGCAACTGCAAACTTAGGAACTATCGTAGCAGTTGGTATTTTAGACGCATCAACATCTGGAAACTTGTTAGCATACGCTAACCTAGACGCTTCCAAGACTGTAAGCACAGGAGATGTATTTAGATTTAACGCTGGTGATTTAGACGTAACATTAGCTTAACGTCATGGCCAGTATAGGCTATAACAAGGGCTATTATTCCAGGTCAAAATTTAACGACTTAGCTTTTCAAGCTGAAGCAACCGTATCCGCAACATCTGGCGCAACCGCTAGAAATACTGTATCAGGTGTAGCAACCATTCAGGCAAATTCTAACTTAACAGGATTTGCTAGAATACTATTCCAAGAGTCTGCAACCATACAGGCAAACACAAACTTCTTAGCTGTTGGTGCTAACACAGAGATAGCGACTGCAACCATACAATCAGTTACTAACTTTACAAGTATTGGTAGTAGAAAGCGTGGTGGTATTGCAACCATATCAGCAGTATCAAATGTTATAGCTATTGGTAAAGATGCTGAACAGTTACAAGCAACTATACAAGCTGTATCAGACTTTGATGCTCTTGGAACACAGATAGATCAAGCAACTGCAACTATAGCTGCAACATCTAATGTTATAGCGATAGCAAAAGACACAGACCTGGGCAAAGTTACTATCGCAGCAGTATCTAACGTATCTGCACAGTCTGAAGTATTTAAGAAGATGGAAGCCACCATCAACCAAACAAGTGGCTTTAATGCAGTCGGTGGTTTAAAATGGGAAGACATAATAGTTCCAGGCGAAGACTGGACAGACCAAGTTGTTGGTAGTGAGAATTGGCAAGAGATAGTTGTATCATCAGCAACATGGACAGAAAATACAGCTCCTAGCAATACTTGGACAGACGCAACCAATCCATCTACGAACTGGGAAACACTTGATAAACAAGAGGCAGCTTAAATGGCAGATACATATACAACCAATCTAAACTTAACAAAACCAGAACCAGGTGCAGCAGAGGATACCTGGGGTATTTCGCTTAACGCTGACTTAGACTCTCTTGATGCAATTTTTAAAGCAGATGGTACTGGTAGTAGCATTGGTCTTAATGTTGGATCAGGAAAAACTTTAGCAGTTGGTGGAACGCTAAATGTCACTGGTACATTTTCTTTAGGCGGTACAGCAATTACCGCAACTGCTACTGAATTAAATTATGTAGATGGTGTAACAGGTAGCATACAAACACAACTAGGCACAAAAATAGAAAATAGTGATGATGTCACTTTAGGTACTATCAACTCTGGTGCAATTACCTCTACTGGCAATTCACAAATGGCCAACTTGGTTGTTACTGGGGATCTAACAGTTCAAGGCACTACAACAACTGTAAACACAGATGATCTAAACGTAAAAGACAAAAACATTACCCTAAACTATTCAACAGGTGATTCATCTGCTTCAGCTAATGGTGCAGGTATTACTATTCAAGATGCTGTAAGTGTAGGTAATGATGCGACTATTCTTTGGAATACTAATTTTGATAATTTTGATTTTTCACACACTATAAGAATTCCAGACAGTCAAAAGGTAGAGTTTGGTGCTGATGCAGATTTACAAATTTACCATGAGTCTGGAAACAACCATAGTGTCATAAAAGAAACAGGCACAGGTAACTTAAAAATCCAAGCAGCCAATATTGAAATGCAGATTCCAAATGGCACACAAAATTATTTACAAGCTATCAATGGCGGTGCAGTAACCCTATACAATAATGGTTCACCTAAAATCGCCACAACCTCAACTGGATTAGATGTAACGGGTACAGTAACAAGTGATGGTTTGACTGTAGAGCAAAACGTAGGTTCAAAACTGACTTTCTCGTCTACTGATGTGGCAATAGCTACTAACGAAGTAATTGGAGAGATTGACTTTTACTCAGCTGATGCGTCAGGTATAGGGGCTGCTTCAAGAGCCAACATAAGTGCTGTAGCTGCTGATGCAGCTGGAGCTGGTGATGTTTACATTAAAACAAGCACAGCAGGTGCGGTAGTAGCAAATCGCCTTAAAGTAGCCAACAACGGAGACATCTCATTCTATGACTCAGCAGGTACATCCGCAGCTTTATTTTGGGATGCTAGTGCTGAGAGATTAGGTATTGGTAACACAGCACCAACCAGTGCTTTAGACGTAACAGGTACAGCCACGATGGATGGTTTGACTGTTGATAATACTACTGGGGCTGAAGTTGTTATTAGCCGTAACGACACATCTCTTGTCGATGGTGATTTTATTGGCGGCATTAAGTTTGGCACAAATGATAGCAGTACAGCATACGGCACACCACCACATTATTCGGCTGGCATTAAAGCAAAGGCTTATGGCACAGTTGGCTTAATGGATATGCACTTGTATGCAGGTCAAACAAATGATGCGTATGAAGAAGATACACCATCAATGACTTTGCATTACAACGGAGACATCTCATTCTACGAAGACACAGGCACAACCGCTAAGTTCTTTTGGGATGCAAGTGCTGAGAGATTGGGTATTGGAACTACTAGTCCTAGTGAAAAGCTACATGTGAACGGAACAGGTTTAATGTTTGGTGCAAGGCTTTCTACCAACAACGGCTCAACATATTGGGATGTTAAAAGAGATATCTTAACAGGGCATTTCCATATTGCTGATGATTCTTTAGGCAATATTTTAACTATTAGACAAGACACTGGCAATGTTGGAATTGGAACTGATTCGCCAAGTTCTGCTTTAGAAGTAAACAATGCTTCAGCAGGTGCTACAGTCGCTACCTTTGAAGGTACTTATAGTGCTAGTGGTGATGTTAAGTTAGCAAGTTTTGAAAGAAGTGGTGGTGCAGTAGCAGCAGCTATAGAATACAACGATGCTACTACTGATATGGAATTTGGTACAACAACAAGTCATAACTTTAGTTTAAAAACAGCAGATACAAGAAGACTAACTAT